AGGCATTAGAATATATTAAGAACATGGTACTATTGAGGCAAAACTGTGTATAGCTCACTAAATATTTACAATCAGCCCATAACACAAGCTGCTACAACAGTTGCCAGCCCCAATGCGGCATATCAAAGAATGGCACAATTTTGGGACTTGATTACAGACTTGAAGGAAGGTACATATAAAATCAGAAGCGAACATAGAAAATATTTACCACAGGAAGCTAGAGAGACTGACGATAGTTATGACGTAAGACTAAGCAGATCAACAGTAGTACCATATTTGCAGCGTATTGAAAAAATGCTTTCAGGTATGCTTGTTAGAAAGCCAGTTAGACTAGATGACGTATCAGACCTAGTAAGAGAGCAATTATTCGATGTAGATTTAGAGGGTAATGATCTCAATGTGTGGCTATACCAGACAGCTAGGCAAGCTATAAGCTTTGGTCATGTAGGTGTTTTGGTAGATGCCCCTAAAGAAGGCGATAAGACTAGGCCATATTGGGTTACTTATACACCGAAAGATATATTAGGTTGGCGATCTGAAATTGTAGAAGGCTCAAGGCAGCTAACACAGCTGAGACTAATGGAACAGGTAGTAGAGCCTGACGGAAAGTACGGAGATAAGATAATTAAACAGATTAGAGTATTAGAAAGAGGTAGATACGAAATTCACAGAAAAGACGATAAGAAAAATGAATACAGATTGTTTGATGAGGGAGAGATGAGTCTTAAGGATAAAATTCCTTTTGCTATCGCGTATTCTAATAGAGTTGGTTACTACGAAAGCCGCAGCCCACTATATGACATAGCTGAACTAAATCTTAAGCATTATCAAATACAATCCGACCTAGACAATATTTTGCATATTAGTTCTGTACCATTGCTTGCTGTCTTTGGTTATCCTAATGCTGATGAGATAACTACTGGACCCAGTGAGGCGTTATCTCTACCACCAGAGTCAAGAATGGAATATATTAGCCCTTCAGGAGACAGTTATGATAGCCAGTTTCAGAGATTAGCAGATATTAAAGACCAAATAAACACACTATCACTAGCAGCTGTATTAGGTCAGAAGTTAGTAGGAGAATCAGCAGAGGCCAAGCAAATAGATAGATCGCAGAATGATTCGACCATGATGGTAATAGCGCAGCAGATGCAAGATTTGATAGACAACTGCTTAAGATTTCACAGCGAATATTTGAATGAAGCTAATGCAGGTAGCTCTTTTGTTAATAGAGACTTTGTTTCTGCAAGATTGCAGCCACAGGAAATAACTAGCCTACTAACTTTGTTTACTGCTGGAACTATTACACAAGAAACATTATTGAACCAGTTATCTGCTGGGGAGGTCTTAGGCGATGACTTTGACGTAGAGGAAGAGATCGAAGGCACACAAAGCGGTGGCCTAACAGAATCAGAACCACCTGAAGAGCCTGATCCAGAGCCTGAAGATGAAGAGGAGGAGGAAACAGGGGAAGAATGATAAATGAGTATTCCAGAGGTATTCTTTAGGGAGACTATTGACCTTAATAGATACAGTAACGCTGTAGCTAATAAATTTGTAGAAAACTATATTCAGATTATTTATACAACTACTCAGAAACTAGTTGAACTAGACAAAAGACAGAGAAAAGCAGGGGTAGACATAGCAGTTGCACCTCAAACAAGAAAAAGATTAAGGGCAATACTCGCACAATCAAAAGCAAGTATGGACAGATGGAATAAAGACGCAACAAGACAAATGATTAAAGAAATGGAAGGATTGGCAAAGATACAGACAGGGTTTATAGAAGGTGAACTACAAAAGGCTGTAAAGTCTGGCAGTGTTCCAATAAACTCAGTTGCAGTTAGCCAAAGATATGCCACTTCTTTTGTTAAAACAGACCCTACGAAAGTCAATATATTTACCAGCAAACAATTTACAGAAGATGATTTTATTAAGTTTGGGTCGGGTAAATTTGAGTTAACAGCAAGGCAAGGTGCAATGATGACTTTGCCTAATGGTGAAACAGTAGAAAAAGCTTTTAGAGGTATTGCTTTAAGGAATCATGCATTACTAGACAGAACTATTACAGCTGGTGTCTTTAGTGGAGAATCAGTTAATAAGATTGCTAAGAGTTTGGCAGGTACATTAGAGTTCGACAAGGTAGCCACTACAAGACAAAAAATTGCAGCGGGTGGTCAGGCTATAAAATTAGCAAGCCACCAAATAAAAACAGTTGTTAGAACCTCTGTTAATCAAGTACAGAATCAAGCTTCTCAATCTGTTTATGCAGCTAATAAGAAAATTGCACCAAGATATGAGTATGTTGCAACGCTTGATAGCAAGACTAGCAATATTTGTAAAAGGCTTGATGGTAGAAAGTTTCAGTACAATAAGGGACCAACGCCACCCCAACATTTCAACTGTAGGTCTACCACAGTTCCAGTTGTTGACTATGAAGGCTTAAGTAAGCGCAAAGGGTTTGAAGATTTAACAGAGCCACCAGTTGGAAAGGTAGTTAGCAGGCCTAGTGCTACTGGAAGAGTCCCACAAGGCACACAATATGGTGATTGGTTACTACAGCAAGATAAAAAACTACAAGTTAAGACTTTAGGCACAGCAAAAAAAGTCGATTTTTTTAAGAAATTAGCAAAAAAAGAAGGATCTGGACACGCGGCTATAAGAAAAATGATAAGGAATGATGGTACAGAACTACCGCTTGATAAGTTAGAAAAAATTTATGCCAAGCCTAGTGTAGCTAAGAAGGTAACAGCACCTGTGGTCAAAGCGCCCAAGATCAAGACATCACCAACTATGTCTACTGAAGGTGTTGATACATGGCTTACTAAGAACAGATTTGGTAATATTCAGGAGTTTACAGAGGATAGCTTAGACAGCATGGAGACTCTAGGCGGCTTGACTGAAAAGCATATTAAGAAAATGCGAGCATTTATGAAAAAAGGCAATATTGTTAATCAATACAACATGAAATATGAAAAAACTGCAGATATTACTAATTTAAGGCAAAGATTTTTGACAGGAGATAATCTTAAAGCTTTTGAAAAGTCTAATGAAACTGTTATTAAGAGATTTAGAGCTATTGATAAAATTCCTAATGAAGATTTGATTTCAGAGGCTAAAGATTGGAAGGTATTATGGAATGGTCGGGGTAATCTAAAAATAGGTAGTCATGAAAGATTATTTGAAAGAAATATAAGCATATTGAAAAAAGGAGGAATGATTGATGTAGATTTTCAAAGAAAGGTAGTTAATAGTTTATTTGGCAACGCTACTGGCAGTACAAATGGTTATACCATTATGAACTCTGGAATGGTTCATACCAGATTAAGAGATGGAGCAAAAAAAATTAGTGCAGCATCTGCTAAGAAAATTAAGAAAAGTGCAACTAACACACTAGACAACAATTTTAAACTAAGTGGAATAAAAGGTTCTGCATACGAACGACGATTACAGACAAGAAAATTGGGACTCGAAAGTGAAATATGGTCTAACTCACACCCAATGGACGAATCAATAGATTGGTTTTCTACTTTTGTACATGAGATGGGACACCAAGTACATTTCCAAGCTGGTATGCCCAAGTTAGGCAGGCGGTTTATGAGTTTAAAAGGTATGACATATCCAACTGAATATAGTCGTAAGAATGTAGCAGAACAATTTGCAGAATCTTTCACACAGTATATTTTTAATCCAGAAGGGTTGCAAAAGAATGCACCACGTTTGTATAAATGGGTAGATGAAACCTTTGAGGAGGCGATGAAAAACTTATGACACCATTTGAAGCGCTAGAACTATCAAGGAAATTTCCAAAAAACAGATCAGTGGTAAAACGTATTTACGATGAACTGCAAAAAACTAGGGGTGATAATAGAAAAAAATTTGAACAAATAGTTGAAGGTCTGTATGTAGACGCTAGAGAGGATGAGGACTTTGACATACTTAACAAATACTTTGGATAGCTATGCCATTAAGAAAAGGTAAATCACAAAAAATTATCTCAGCTAACATTCGTAAGCTTATGAGAGAAGGTAAAACACTTAAGCAGGCTCAAGCCATTGCATTAACAACTGCTAAAAAACGTAAAAGGAAGTAATATAGTTACAGCTACTT